AGTTGATTTGGATATTGTTATTGGTAAGAACTCCGAAGTTCATCAAGTAATTAAAGATTCTTTTGATGAACAACAGAAAAAGAGTGCTCATGACAATCTTTTTAATATTGTAGATGCTGAATTCAAAAAGTTTAAGGCATCTGCTCAGAAAGAAGTTAATTATCTTGTAAAAGAGTTTGAGTGCCGTAAGGCAGCAGATAGCTATGCTCGTGCTTCTACTGCTCGCACTGGAGTTCTTGATACTACTCGTCTTCATACTTACAAGTTTAATGAAGATCTATTCAAGAAAGTGACTGTGATTCCTGATGGTAAAAATCACGGTCTGGTGTTTATTCTGGATTGGTCTGGTTCTATGGCAAGTGTTCTTCTGGATACTTGCAAGCAACTGTTTAACTTGATTTGGTTCTGTAAGAAAGTTTCTTTGCCTTTTGAGGTTTATGCCTTCACGCATGAATGGTCTCGCCCTGTCTATGATGAAAATTACAAGATTGTTGGAGGTATTCCAAAATCTTGCTATGAAAAGAAAGACGGGTTGGTGTGTGTTGAAGAAACTTTTTCTTTGATGAATCTCTTTACAAATAAAGTGAATGGTAAAGAACTTGAAAATCAGATGCTGAATATCTGGCGTCTTGCTTCTTGTTTTGAAAACACATATTCTTGTAAATATACATATCCCACCAAACTCTGTTTGTCTGGAACTCCTTTGAATGAAACTATGATTACGCTTCATCAAATTCTTCCCAAATTCCAAAAAGAAAATAAACTTCAAAAGGTTCAGTGTGTAATTCTGACTGATGGTGAAGCAAGTCAGCTTCCTTATCATGTTACGGTAAAGCGTGGTTGGGACACTGAACCTTATATTGGTGCTCGTAGTATTAATCCAAATAAATGCTTCCTGCGTGATCGTAAGATTGGTACAACTTACAATATTGGATATTCTCATCACGAATTTACCGATACTCTTCTCAAGAATCTGAAGGACAAGTTTCCCACGGTAAATTTCATTGGTATTCGTGTTCTTTCTAATCGTGATGCGAATCGCTTTATCAGTCTTTATCACTCTTACAGTGATAAGGAATATGATAAAATCCAAAGTGATTGGAAAAAACTCAAGAGTTTCATTATTACTAAATCTGGTTATGATGCATATTTTGGACTTTCTTCCTCTGCACTTTCTCAAGACTCTGAGTTTGAGGTGAGTGATGATGCAACTAAAGCACAAATTAAATCTGCTTTTGTGAAGTCTCTCAAAACCAAAAAACTGAATAAAAAAGTTCTTGGTGAGTTTGTGCAGTTGATTGCTTGATCGGTCTTTTGAATGTGTGAGTAGACACTTTAAAATCTGTCCACTGGGGGGTCAACTGACCCCCTTTTTGCTCTATAATAACGGAGTTGAAACAAAACCACTTCATGACTCGCATCCAAATGACCGACGACCAAATTCTCACGGATCTTAAGAATACCTTTGGTACTCAACTGACCACCGCAGATGTTCGTGGTTATTGCGCATCTAAAAATCTTTCTTATCCCACTGTTACCAAACGACTGGATTATTTCAAGATTGGTCGTGGTAAGTGGAATCTTGAAGTGACTCAAGAAAAAGTTCAGGAGATTGAGCGTAACTTTAATTCTCCTGCTGTTCTTCCCACAGTAACTCAAAATCTCATTCCTGCTAAAGATGATACCTTCGTCAAGTTTGGTAACTTTAACGATATTAAAAAAATTATTTCTTCCAATCTTTTTTATCCGACGTTCATTACGGGTCTTTCGGGTAATGGTAAAACGTTCAGTATTGAGCAAGCTTGTGCTCAACTTAAGCGTGAACTGATTCGTGTTAACATCACGATTGAAACTGATGAGGATGATCTGATTGGAGGTTTCCGTCTGGTGAATGGTGAAACTGCCTGGCACAATGGTCCCGTGATTGAAGCACTTGAGCGTGGTGCGATTCTGCTTCTGGATGAGATTGACCTTGCCTCTAACAAGATTCTGTGCCTCCAGTCTGTTCTGGAAGGTAAAGGTGTCTTCCTCAAGAAAATCGGAAAGTTCGTCAAACCAGCTGCTGGATTCAACGTATTTGCCACTGCAAACACCAAGGGTAAGGGTTCTGACGACGGTAGGTTCATCGGCACCAACGTGCTCAACGAGGCGTTCCTGGAGCGTTTCCCTGTGACTCTGGAGCAGTCCTATCCCGCCCCCTCTGTGGAGCAGAAGATTCTTGAGGGCATCGCTCTGGACCTTGGTGTGGAGGATCGTGACTTCTGCAAGCGCCTGGTGGATTGGGGTGACATCATCCGCAAGACCTTCTACGATGGTGGTATTGAGGAAATCATCAGCACTCGCCGTCTGGTTCACATCATTCGTGCTTACAGTATCTTCCAAGATAAAGCAAAGGCAATTCAAGTGTGTGTGAACCGCTTTGATGATGAAACTAAGACTGCTTTCCTGGAACTGTACGATAAGGTGGATGCTGACTTTGTGATGCCTTCTCAACCCGAATTGACTGTAGAATACGTTGACCAACCCGCTCCTTTCTGATATAATTGGGGGAGGTAAAAAGTATCTTCCCTCTTTTTACGATTGAATAAATTTTTACTATTACTATGCCTGAAACAACAAATCACCTCTGGAAATACAATGAAGATAAAATCCTCAAAGATGTTGAGGATTATGTGACCAGTACTTATGGTAGTCACTATTGCGGTCATAATGAAGACTACAAAGATATTCAAACTATCGATTTGATGGCAGCAAAAGACCTTGCTGTTGGCTTTTGTCAATCAAATATTCTTAAGTATGGAAGTCGTTATGGAGACAAGGATGGTCGCAATAAGCGTGACCTTCTAAAAGTGATTCACTACGCTATGCTTCTTCTTCACTTTGATGGGCATTACTCTCGTCAAAATAATGGTCTCTCTGAATTTCGCTGATTATTATGAAACTTTCTGATAAAACTCTTTCTGTCCTCAAGAACTTCTCTTCTATTAATCAGTCTATCCTTTTTAAGGAAGGAAATTCTCTTCGTACTATTTCGGTAATGAAGAATATTCTTGCTGAAGCAACAATTACTGAAGACCTTCCAAAAGATTTTGGTATCTATGATTTGAATCAATTTCTGAATGGTCTTGGTCTTCACCAAAGTCCCGAACTTGATTTTGAGAATGGTGGATATGTAGTTATCCGCGAAGGTAAGATGCGTTCTAAGTATTTCTTTGCAGACCCCAGTGTAATCGTTACGCCACCTGACAAAGAAATTGCTCTCCCGAGCGAAGATGTGTGCTTTGAATTGAGCACTGAGCAGTTGGACAAACTCCTTAAGGCAGCAGCAGTTTATCAACTGCCCGACCTTTCTGCCGTTGGTGAGGCAGGTGTGGTAAAATTGGTTGTACGCGATAAGAAGAACGACACCTCTAACGATTTCTCTATTGTTGTTGGCGAAACTGATTCGGTCTTTACCTTTAACTTCAAGGTTGAAAATATCAAGATTCTACCTGGAACTTATGAGGTTGTCATTTCACAAAAACTTCTCTCTCGCTTTGAGAGTAAGAATCATGATGTGAAATACTATATCGCACTGGAACCCGACTCTACTTTTGGTTAATGAACATCTTTGTAACAAGTGAATACCCTGCTGAAAGTGCTCTCTGCCTTCCTGACAAGCACGTTGTCAAAATGCCCCTAGAGTGCTGCCAGATGCTCTCTATCGTTGCCTCTAAGTGGTATCACAGCTATGGACCCCTTCTCAAGGCAGACGGCACTCCCTACAGCACCGAGAAGGGTGCTTTTCGCAATCATCCCTGCACCAAATGGGCAGCAGAGTCTGTTCATAATGCATACTGGTTGATTAAGCATGGTCTTAATTTATGCGACGAATACACGCTACGCTATGGTAAGATTCATTCTTGTTACAAGACACTTGTAGATGCCTTTTATTTGTTCCCTCGTGGTAAAATTAATAAGGTAGAAAACTTTGTTCGTGCTATGCCAGATGAGTATAAACTTGACACAAGCATTGACACTTTTACTGCTTACAAGATGTATATTGCATCCAAACCTTGGGTTGCATCTAATTATCTTCGTATGCCAGAACGAAAACCTGATTGGATTTAAATTATGAAACAGATTGAAATTTTGAATGAAATTTTAATGGAAATGAATATCATTCAGGAAGAATATAAGCAAATAATGTATTATTATGTTTATGCAATTTTTTTTCCAAATGGTAATTTTTACATAGGGTCTCGTCAGTGTGACTGCAAACCAGATGAAGATAAAAAATACACTGGTTCTTATACAGATAAAAGTAATGGTGATGGTAAAAAGATCATTTTAAAAACTATTTCTAATGAAAATAAAATGACTTTTTATGAAACAAATTTAATTCAAAAATTTAAATCACACTTAAATTGTATTAATATAAATTCGTCTCCAAGAGTTTGTAGTAATAATAAGTTAAATAGTAAAGTTTTTAAAACGACTGATTTAATGCAGATTTATGGATATTCAAGTCCAACAACACTTTCTAATTGGTGTATGATTGCCGAAATTGATAGATTTAGGAGGGGAAAATACTTTTATGTGAGTGATGAAGATAAATTAAAACTGGATGAGGTGTCCAATTTTATTAAATCTGGATATACTTACGGGGATTATCTTAAATCTAAAGGTAAAACAAAAGAAGAAATTAAAAGCATTGTTTCAAAGGTTAAGGGTCTAAATTGATTATGGCAAGTGATTTTCTTTGGGTGGAACGATACCGTCCTCAAGTAATTGATGACTGTATCCTCCCAGATACAACTAAAAAAACATTTAAGGAGTTTGTGGAGAAGGGAGAGATTCCAAATCTTCTTCTTGCAGGTCCTCCTGGTATTGGTAAAACTACAATTGCAAAAGCACTTTGCAACGAGTTGGGAGCAGATTTTTATGTCATCAACGGATCCGACGAGGGGCGTTTCCTGGATACTGTACGGAACCAAGCGAAAAACTTTGCTTCGACCGTCTCACTTACGGGATCTTCTAAACACAAAGTCATCATCATCGATGAGGCAGATAACACAGGCAACGACGTACAACTCCTACTACGGGCAAATATTGAGGCATTTTATAACAACTGCCGATTCATCTTCACTTGCAATTACAAGAACAAAATCATCGAACCCCTTCACTCCCGATGTGCAGTCATCGACTTCACAATCAAGGGGAAAGAAAAAACCCAGTTGGCAGGATCCTTCTTCAAGCGTCTACAAAACATCTTGGATGCGGAAAGCATCGAATATGATCAAAGAACACTTGCAGAACTTGTTACAAAACACTTCCCAGATTTTCGTCGAGTCCTCAACGAATGCCAACGATATTCTACGTCAGGAAAAATCGACGCAGCAATTCTTGCATCTTTCTCAGACTTTACAGTAAATGAACTTGTCAAGCATCTCAAAGAAAAAAACTTCTCAGAAGTTCGAAAGTGGGTGGTCTCCAACTTGGACAACGATTCTTCTGTCATTCTTCGCAGGGTTTATGACACCCTTTACGATATTTTACTTCCCCAGTCTATCCCTGCTGCCGTTCTTGTTATTGCTAAGTATCAATACCAAATTGCGTTCGTGGCTGACCAAGAAATTAATCTATTGGCAGCACTGACGGAAATTATGGTGGAGTGTGAGTTTAAATGAAATCCTTAAAGACACCACTTAGATATCCTGGCGGCAAATCCCGTGCTTGTGAAAAGATGGGACCTTACTTCCCCGACCTACGAAACTACGATGAATTCCGTGAACCATTTCTTGGTGGTGGAAGTGTTGCAATCTATGTCACAAAGAAGTATCCCAGTTTGGATATTTGGGTAAATGACCTTTATGAGCCACTGGTAAACTTCTGGCAACAACTCCAGATGTTTGGGAATGACCTGAAGAATGAATTATCTGATTGTAAACTTGCATACAATACTCCTGAACTTGCGAGAGAACTTTTTCTCAAATCGAAGGAACATGTAAATGAAAAAGAGATATCAAGTCTTGATCGTGCTGTTGCTTTCTATATTGTCAATAAATGTTCATTCTCTGGTCTCACGGAAAGTTCATCATTTTCTGCTCAAGCATCACAAAGCAATTTTTCATTGCGAGGAATTGAGAAACTGCCAGAGTATTCAAAACTAATTTCTAAGTGGCGTATAACTAATTACTCTTATGATTATCTGATGGATGGAAACATGGGTGCTTTTATGTATCTTGATCCTCCTTATGATATTAAGGATAATCTCTATGGGCGTAAGGGATCAATGCACAAAGGATTTGATCACGATAAGTTTGCTTCTGATTGCGATGCTTGTTATATGCACCAACTAATAAGTTATAACTCAGATCAACTGGTTAAAGATCGCTTCAAGAACTGGAAGATGGGTGAGTTTGATCTGACTTATACGATGCGTTCCGTTGGTGAATATATGCGAGAGCAAAAAGAAAGAAAGGAACTTTTGCTGTTTAATTATAATAAAGATTTGTTATGGAACTGAAGGATTGGTTGAATTCGATTAATTTTACAAAAGAAAATTTGATGGAAGCAGACCCAAATGTAAAAAGGGAGTATGCTCCATATATTATCAATCGATGTCTATCTGGACATATTGACTGTATCCTCTTTACAAATGAAATGAATATTCATCATCAACTTGATAAAGATATGCAATATTCGTTTTATCTAAATAGTCTTAGGAAACGGAAGAGATTTTCTCCCTGGCTCCGCAAGGATAAAGTCACAGACTTAGAATGTGTAAAAAGTTATTATTCTTATAGTAATGAAAAGGCATCCCAAGCTCTGAAAATCTTATCAAAAGAACAAATTGCTTTCATCAAACAAAGACTTGATATTGGAGGAAAAAAATGACTACTGCCCAACAAACAGTAGAACCTGTAGTCCATTGGTCTCAGGATCAAATGGTAGAGGTGATTCTTAATGAACCCGACGACTTTCTGAAGGTCCGTGAGACTTTAACTCGCATTGGAGTTGCATCGCGTAAAGAGAAGAAACTCTATCAGTCTTGCCATATTCTGCATAAGCAGGGGCGTTATTATATTGTTCACTTTAAGGAGTTGTTTGCTCTGGACGGTAAACATGCGAATCTTACAGTCAATGATGTTCAGCGTCGTAATCGTATTGCTCGCTTACTTGCTGATTGGGGTCTTATTACGGTAGTGAATCCAGATTCAGTTGCCGATATTGCTCCTCTTAATCAAATCAAAGTTCTTGCTTACAAGGACAAAGGTGATTGGATTCTAGAACAAAAATATAATATTGGTAAAAAGGGTAAGACCCAGGAAACCGAATAAAAAGGAGCGGGAAACAACATCCCGCTTTTTTTATAATCTCTTATAATTAGTAGTGGATGCCGAAAGGGTCCAATCACTACTAAGACGCTCATGGAGGTCTATTATGTTCGGAACAAATTCAGTTACGCTTTCTGTACCAGATACTGCAAAGTACTTGTTAGATATTCAAAAAAATAGTATTGGAATGGATGAGTGGTTTCGGAGGTTTGATAGTGCGTTTGAGACACATACAAATTATCCACCATACAATCTAGTAAAAGAAGATAGTATTACTTTTAGATTGGAAATTGCTCTTGCTGGATTTAAGCGAGAAGAAATTGAAGTCACTACAGAATGGAATAAACTCTTTGTGGAAGCAAAGAAATCTGATGATGCTGGCGAGGAATATTTACATCAAGGACTTGCTAAGAGAGCATTTACTCGTACTTGGACTTTATCTGATGATGTAGAAGTTAAGGATGTTTCTTTTGTTGATGGATTACTTACTATTAAACTAAATAGAGTTATTCCAGAACATCAGAAGAAGAAGGTTTATGAAATCGTTTCAGGAATTCATGCAAATACTTCAGGAGATGAAGGGTGATTTTGGCTCAGATGCAAAACCACCAAAAGCAAAGTGTGGTTGGGCAGGAACTACAACATATAAAATGCTTCCTGGAAAGAAAGTTTGTAAGTTCAAAAGAAAAAGATAAATAGAACTGAATATCGTCGCCGCGAGGGGCAACTGGCAAAATCCAGTTGACGCCCCTCCTTTTTATTGCTAGAATGTATGGAGGTAGAAGTGTTTTATGACTATTAAATTGATGCTTTTAAAATCAGGAGAAGACCTGATTGCAGATATTTCGGAAATGGTTGTTGGTGAGGAAGAGCAACGCAGGGTTGTTGGATATTATCTCACCAAACCTTGTCTTGTTCGTATGGGAAATTCAAATCTTCTTAAAGAAGAAAGCGAAGGTAATAATAAAAAAGCGGGATTCCAAGTATCTTTGTATCCCTGGATGCCACTTTCTGCTGATGAACAAATTCCCATTCCTGCCGATTGGTTGGTTACGATGGTTGAACCAACAGTTAAACTTAAAGAAATGTATTTAGAGGATGTTATTAACTATGGAAAACCAAACGATCAAAGTAATAGTACTGATGGACAAACTGATTCTAATCAGTCAGATTGAAGAAGTTGGTGCAGATATTGGCGAACCTGATTGCAAATTGATTAATCCGTTTGTAGCAAAAAATGATCAAACTCTTGAACCCTTTCTTTGTGGGTATACAAAAGAAAAAACATTTATGATGAGCTCTGATAAGATTTTGACTCTTGCAGATCCAACGCCCACACTTCTTGAAAAATACGAGGACCTTATTAAGGAATGAGATTTTATACTAATGTTCAATTGATTGGAAATCAATTTTTGGTTCGTGGTTATGACAATGGGCAACACTTTGAAACGAGAGATGAGTTCTTTCCAACTCTCTTTGTAAAAACTAAAAAAGAATCCAAGTATAGAACATTAAGTGGCGAACCTGTAGAACCAGTTCAACCTGGAACTGTTAGGGATTGTCGTGAGTTTTATAGCAAATATGAAGGTGTAGATGGATTTGAGATTTACGGAAATGACCGTTATATCTACCAATACATTTCAGAAAAATATCCAGAGGATGAAATTAAGTTTGATATTACCAAAATTAAACTTGTAACTCTGGATATTGAGGTTGCTTCGGAGCAAGGATTCCCTGATGTTGAATCTTGCTGTGAAGAAATTCTTGCAATTACGATTCAGGATTATACTACAAAGAAAATTATTACTTGGGGAGTTAAACCATTTAATAATACTCGCAATGACGTTACTTATAACTTGTGCGAATCTGAGTATGCTCTCTTAAACTCATTTATCCACTATTGGATGCAAAATACTCCAGAAGTTATTACTGGTTGGAATATTCAACTATATGACATTCCATATATTGCTAAACGACTTAATCGAGTTCTTGGTGAAAAGTTGATGAAGCGTCTTTCTCCTTGGGGTCTCGTGACCGAAGGTGAGATTTATATCAATGGTCGCAAGCATACTTCTTTTGATGTTGGTGGCGTAACTCAATTGGACTACTTGGATCTCTATAAGAAGTTTACCTATAAAGCACAAGAATCTTATCGTCTTGATTATATTGCTGAAGTAGAACTAGGTCAGAAAAAACTTGACCACTCCGAGTTTGATACTTTTAAAGACTTCTATACCAAAGGCTGGCAAAAGTTTATTGAGTACAACATCGTTGACGTAGAACTCGTTGACCGTTTGGAAGACAAGATGAAGTTGATTGAACTTGCTCTTACGATGGCATATGACGCTAAGGTGAACTATGCTGATGTGTTCTATCAGGTTCGTATGTGGGATAATATTATCTACAACTATCTCAAAAAGAGAAATATTGTTATTCCCCCTAAGAACAAATCTCAGAAGAATGAAAAGTATGCAGGTGCTTATGTAAAAGAACCAAAACCTGGTAAGTATGATTGGGTTGTGAACTTTGACCTTAACAGTCTATATCCACACCTGATTATGCAATACAATATTTCTCCAGAAACTCTTCTTGATGAACGTCATCCCACAGTATCTGTAGATAAAATTCTAAACCAATCTCTTAGTTTTGAATTATACAAAGATAAGGCAGTCTGTGCTAATGGTGCAATGTTTCGTAAGGATGTACGCGGATTTCTTCCAGAACTAATGGAGAAGATGTATGAGGATCGTGTCATCTTTAAAAAGAAGATGATTGCGGCAAAGAAGCAGTATGAGAAAACCAAAAATAAAGAGTTGGTTAAAGAAATTGCTCGTTGTAATAACATTCAAATGGCAAAGAAGATTTCTCTTAACTCTGCCTATGGTGCCATTGGTAATCAGTATTTTCGCTATTATAAATTGGAGAATGCTGAGGCAATCACTCTTTCAGGACAAGTTTCAATCCGTTGGATTGAAGGTAAGATGAATACTTATCTAAACAAAATTCTTAAGACAAATGCTGTTGATTACGTTATTGCTTCGGATACTGATTCTATTTACCTTAATATGGGTCCTTTGGTTGAGACTGTATACAAGGGAAGAGAAAAAACTACTGAAAGCGTTGTTTCGTTCCTTGATAAGGTCGCTGGTATGGAACTTGAAAAATATATTGAAGG